GAAAATAGGTTTAGGCACACAGATGCAAATAGAGGATAGCGATAACCTGGGGAACTTCCTTACCATCGCAGAAGTTCTTACCATTACAGCATTCGCATTATCCACCGAATCTGTAGATGTTACCAATATGGATTCTCCTGATAAGTTTATGGAATTCATTCCAGGACTTCGAGATAGTGGCGAGGTGTCTTTTGATATCAACTATCTGTTTGCCGAGGCAACACATGGCGCTGACAATGGTCTTTTGCAGGATTTTAATGACGCGGAAACCATAGTACGAAATTTTAAGATCATTTTTCCTGATGCGGGGGTAACTACATGGAGTTTTTCAGGATTTGTTACCGGCTTCACGCTGAACGATCCCGTTGATGCTGCTGTCACAGCAAGCGTAACAATCAAAGTAACGGGCAAACCCACCTTTGCATAAAGGATAAAATATGAATTTACTTAAAGGCGAAGTGCCTTTAAAAGCTGAAAATAAAGAGTACAAGCTAAAATTCACCACCAATGCCTTGTGTGAACTGGAAGACCTCCTGGATATGGGGATAAGTGAAATTCTCCAGGCTTCTTTAGGTGATATTCTCACCTTAAAACAAGTGAGGGGGATGCTGTATTGTGCTTGCATGGAATATCACAGGGAAGAGGTTAGCCTTGAATTCGCCGGACAAATTATTGACGTGGCGGGGTATAAAGAAACCTGGACTGCGGTGGTCAATGCAATAGCCGCTTGTTTGCCAGATAAGAATGAAACCTCTGAGCAAAAAAAAACGTCAAGCCAGGAAAAATAAACTGGTCGGTATTGCTTGAGGAATCCGCTGTCATTGGTATCACGCCAGATAGATTCTGGCTTTTGACGCTCAAAGAAGTGGGAATACTATTTAAGGCATACGCTATAAACCTTGAACAGTCTTATAAAATGGCTCTTTACCAAAGTTGGCACACAGAGGCCTTTCATCGGGTTAAACGACTGCCAAAATTGGATAAGATTTTGAAATCAAGAAAAAAACCGTCTAAGGCCCAAACGGTTGCTGAACAAATCAAGATGGCGAAAATAATAACTTCAGCTTTTTAAAATGCCTCCAATCACAAAACTAAATTCAGAGCTTTCGCTCGATTCCAGGAAATTCAATAAGGGTATTAGCTCTGCCCGAAAAAAAATGACTGGTTTCACTAATTCCCTCGGTATTGTGAAGACTCAGCTTGCTGCTACATTTGGTGCTGCGAGCGTAGGCTTTTTAGTAAAAAAAGCAATATCGACAATGGCTGATTTTGAATCGAAAATGTCCGGGCTAAAGGCTGTTACCGGGGCAACATCCAAAGAAATGAAAAAAATGACCAAGGTTGCCAGGGACCTTGGATCTAAAACTGTTTTTTCAGCAACGCAGGCTGCGGACGGAATGGAATTCCTCGCCAGAGCAGGTTTTAAAACAAATGAAATCATTGAGTCGATTCCAGGAGTGTTAGATCTTGCTGCAGCCGGAGCGATTGGTTTGGGCCGTGCGGCGGATATATCTTCTAATATACTCGGCGCATTCTCTTTTGAAGCCGAAGAAATGACCCGTGTTGTTGATGTAATGGCAAAGACCACGGCTTCCGCTAATACAGACATTGAGCAACTAGGAGAGGCTATGAAACTCTCTGCCCCTATTGCCAGCGCATTTGGAGTCTCCATTGAAGAGACGGCCGCAAGTATTGGGATTTTGTCGAATTCCGGTTTGCAGGGGACGGTGGCCGGTACTGGCTTGAAAAATGTTTTGTTAAAACTCATAACCCCATCCAAAAGGTTAAAAGAAGTAATGGGTGGGCTGACTCTGAAATCAGATGGTTTGGTTGCGGTTTTAAAAAGAATAAGATCTTCTGGTCTTGGTTCAGCCGAGGCTATGGAAATTTTTGGAAAAATCGGCGGGAATGCGTTCTTGGTTTTGAATGCCGGAGTTGAATCCTTGAAGGAACTTGATAGCCAATTGAAATTAGCTGCTGGGACTGCCGAGGATATGGCTAAAATCAAAATGAAAAATCTTACAGGGGCTTTTCTTGGGTTCAAGTCAGCAGCCGATGATGTTGTTTTAACATTGGGTGATATGGGTGTGCTGGAAGCCTTGACAAGGTTGATGAAGAATATGGCCGCATCAACCAGGAATGCAGGAAAAGCCATGCGGGAATTCGCGAAAGATGTCGATGCCGCTTTCGGTGTTTTCGGCGATAAGGATGATTTTAGTTCAATCGATGCTGCACTAAAAAGAGAACGGGAAAGACTGAAAGCACTCCAAGACTCTGCTCAGTTAGCGGCGAAAATACCTGGTTCGAACTTTGAAGAAATTGAAAAGCAGATTGAACAGCAGGTCCGATTTTTATCTCTATTAATCAAACTTAAAAAACTTGGAGTCCAACCCTCGCCAGATGGAAAAATATCGTCTACGAAAAGTGCCCCAGCTGTTAAAGGCCAAGAGTTAGATTCTGCTGAAGATTCTATTGATTCACTCAAACCTTCCGGGGACTTTTTCCCGCGTTTGGCAATAGACCCTGGAGTCCTACAAGACCTGGAAGACTTTAACAGGATATTGACAGAGAGAAAAGAACTGGAGAAAAAAATAACAAGCGAGCTTGAGAGGGAAGTAAAGCTATTGGCTATCCAGGCTTCGGGGAACAAAGAGCTTTTCGCCTTAAAGGAAAAACAGTTTCGGATAGAAGACCGCTTGGGCCGGAAGCTCAGCGAGAATGAAGTTTTAAAACTCCAGTCCTTTATTACAGAAACTGAAGGATTGAGGAAAATTATCGCAGAAAATGAAAAGGCTGGAAATCAAATCCAAGAGATTTGGGAAGCGGTTGGGCGGGGCACGGAGGATGCGATTGTAAATGCCCTTAACGGGGCCTCATCGGCTATGGAGGGGTTTAGAAATATCGCACTGGCTATTCTTGAAGATATCACCCGACAGATTATCCGTACCAGCATCATACAACCTGTATTTGGTGGCGGTGGTTTGTTATCTAATATTTCGTTGCCGACTTTTGGATTTGCCCATGGCGGTTCCTTCGAGGTTCCGGGATCAGGCGGAACCGATTCCTCGCCAGTCAGCTTCATGGCAACACCTGGGGAGCGTGTTGATATCAGGACTCCGGGGCAAGTGGCCAATGATGGGCAAGGCGAAAATATAACGATTGTGCAAAATATTCAGACTGGCGTAGCTCAAACTGTCCGAGCTGAAATGCTTTCTATTATGCCACTGATTATAGAGCGTGCCAAACAAGGAGTGTTCGATACAAACCGTCGTGGCGGGAATTTTTCTAGAGGTTAAATATGGCGATAACTTACCCTATTTCCATTCCCTCAAGTCCTGGTATTAAAAATGTCCGATTCACACCGATGTCTGTGGTAGCGGTCAGCCAGTCGCCTTTCACATTGCAGGATCAGGTCCAGGGGTTTGCTGGGCAACGATGGCAGGTGGAGATTTCCTTACCCACCATGCAAAGAGCAAATGCTGAGGAGTGGATAACCTTCCTCCTGAGCTTAAATGGGAAATTTGGCACATTTCTTTTCGGTGATCCTGCTGGCAAACAGCCACGAGGGTCAGCCCTTGGAGCTCCTGTTGTGGATGGTGCTGGGCAAACTGGGGGTTCCCTGGCAACCACAGGCTGGCAAATAAATGAAAACGGTGTGGCGTTAAAGGGTGATTATGTTGAAATTGGTACTCTTCTTCTTACACGGCTTTACAAGGTTTTAAACGATGTAGATGCCGATAGTTCCGGGGATGCGGTCATTGATATCTGGCCGAATTTACAGGTCTCTCCGGCTGACTCCGATCCTCTAATTCTTTCAGAAGCTAAAGGATTGTTTCGTCTGTCATCCAATGAAATGCCTTACGGCATTAACGAAGCGATGCACTACGGCATTGTCATCGCCGCCATGAGTGTGGTTTAAAATGTCAAGACCCTTGAGCACGGAGATATCGGATGCGGTTGTTGCTGATACCTTACTACCTTATTTGATTGTCAAGGTTGGAACCGCGACAGGGGATGTCAATGTTTGGTCTGGGGTAGGTAACCTGATATTTGATTCCGGCTCGGGTGATGAGACTTATATTGGCGTTGGTGATTTTCTTGGTATTTCCGCTCCTCAAGAAACAACGGAACTCAAAGCCTCCGGGGTCAACCTCTCCTTATCAGGAATCCCGTCAAATATAATTGCCTTAGCTCTAAACTCCATGCGCCAGGGGAAACCAGGTCGAATATGGATGGGTCTATTTGATACCACAACCAAGCTTGCCATCGATTCCCCCGTTGAGATATTTTCCGGCCAAACGGATATTGTGGCGATAGATGAGACCGGTGAGACCAGTGCGGTTACTGTCGCCATTGAGTCCAGGCTAGTCGATTTGAAACGCAAACGGGACAGGAGGTATACATCAGAAGACCAGCAAAGAGAGCACCCTTCCGATCTTGGTTTTGATTTAGTTCCGAGCCTGCAAGAGAAAGAAGTTCTTTTTGGAACGGTAAGAGGCATCGATCGGCGATGATATAGTTTTATGAAACGATCTGATAACTGGGAGAGCAAGTTATTTAGTTTTTTAAAAAACCGGTCCACCCTGCCCATGGAATGGGGCAAAACCGATTGTTTTCTGCTCGCTGTCGATAGCTTACAGGTCATAACCGGGGTGGACTGCGATCAATTAGACCCTAAAAACCCGTTTCGCGGAAAATACAGAACCATGCGCTCGGCGTATCGTATTTTAAAAAGGTATCCAGGAAGAGATGTTTCAGGCATGTTTCAGTTCTTTGCTAATATTCTTAGGCTTCCGGTTGTCTCGTATGCCTTTGCGGGGCGTGGCGATATCGCGTTACTTAATGTTGAAAGTGAAATTGGTGGTGTGCGTGAAGTAATTGGCGTTGTAACAGGCCGGGATATTGCTGTGCAGGGAAAATCAGGGCTCCTTAATGTGCAATTGAACCAGGCAAAAAAGGTATGGAAAGTCTAACGACAATAAAAACGATAAACTGGCCGATAGTCATTGGTTGTGAATTGCTGACGGAAGGTTGTGAAAGCTGCCCCTCCTATATCTCTTCCATCGAAAACAAAGGCATTACCGGGCATTTCTTTAAGGATGGATTTGATTTAAGGGTGTTGATGGATAATATCAGCATCCCTTCTCATAACCCAAATCCGACTGTTTACCAGGTGGCCCTTGGCAGTGATTTATTCCACGAGTCTGTTTTGGGGCCCGCCCTGAAGCGGATTTTTGCTGTCATGAACCAATCTCCAAGGCACATCTTCTTAATCACCACCAAGCGAGCGGAGCGTATGCTGACGGCTTCAAAGCGATTTGATTTGCATTGGTCTGACAATATCACAGCATCCGTTTCTATCGAATCTGGCGAATATAAATGGCGGATTGAATACCTACGCCGTTTAAAGGCAAAACATAAAGTTTTATCGCTGACACCAATTTTGGGCCCGATGGGGACTCTCAACCTTTCCGGCATAGACTCGGTGGTTCTGGCCCGTGAAACATGGGGCTTGAAACGTCCTTGCGATCAGGTCTGGGTTGAGGAAGTGAAAACCCAATGCCAAGATCAGGGCATACCCTTTTTTCTTAATGAAGCGTTTGATATTTGGGAGGATAACTGATGCCTGGTACTGCTGCTGCCGTTGCCACCGGCATCACTTCCCTGGCTGTCGGGGCTGGGCTGACAGGTTTTGCTCTTACTGCGGCGATTGGGCTTGGCCAGGTCTTGGCGATCGGGGCCCTGATAGGTGTCTCACAAGGACTCGGATTACTTATTAAAGCTATTGCCCCCTCAATCGCTGAAACGGCATCAGGCAGGGTATTGACTTTTCGACAACCAATCACCTATCGGCGTGTTATTTATGGCGAGGTGAGGGTTTCAGGGGTTCTCACTTTTATTGAAGGCACGCCCAATAATGCCAATGAAAACCTGTTCCAAGTGCTTACACTTGCCGGACACCCTGTGGAAGAAATTGGAGAGGTTTATATTGATGGCGAACCGGTTATTATCGATTCAGGGGGAGCCGTTAGATCAGGAGTATACGGAGCAGCTCTGGATGATGATGTCATCATACGAATTATCAAGGGTCTGGGCACAGAAGCCGGGGATGCGGAATTCAATGACGCTTTGATGGCTAGCACCACAGGCTGGACAGAAAACCATAAACAGACAGGGTGTGCCAAAGTCTTTGTTTCCTTGCACTATGACCGGGGCAAGAAGTTTGTCGGAGCAATGCCGGTTATCAGTTTTCGGGTTAAAGGCAAGCAAGTCTTCGATCCCCGCGACTTGCAAACACGATACTCAAATAACCCCGTGCTTTGTCTTCGTGATTACCTGCTTGACACTGATTTTGGATTGGGCGAATCCGCCTCCCGTATTGGCCCGGCTTTTTTATCCTCTATAAATATAAGTGAAGAGCGTATCTCGATCGATGTTACCCGAAACTTCACAGCCGATGCGGCAGGTGATACGATATCTCTTTCCAGTGCTGCCCCAGGCTTCGTGGTTTCTGATCTGGTTATTCTTTTAACCGATGGCACCCTACCAGGAGGCCTTTCTCTCTCCACAGACTACTTTTTAATTCCTGTGACAGACACAGATTTCAAACTGGCCTTGTCTTCTGAGAATGCGGCCGCCGGTATCTTCATCGATATTACGGACACCGGGGCAGGTACGCATAGTTTAGTTCGACAATACCGTGAAACCTTTACCGCTGATGCATCGACTAATGAGATAGCATTATTTAATCGTGTCCCAGGACTAGAAACAGGTGATGGTGTTGAAGTTTCCACAGACGGCACCCTTCCAGGCGGACTTTCTCCGGCAACAGATTATTTTTATATCAGAAAAACAGATGCATCAGGACTCATTGCCTTAACCTTTGCTGATGCTCTGGCAGGAATTGGCATTGATATTACCGATGCCGGGTCCGGTAGCCATACCATCCACCGCACCACCGAGCCTCGCTATACCTGTAATGGTACTTTTGATACCAATCAGACACCGGAAGGGATCATCGGACAACTGTTAAGTGCTGTTAATGGGTCTTTGGTATACCAGAGCGGGTTCTGGAATACTTACGTGGCATTTGAACCGCCCACACTCGATGCCCTGGATGAAAGCGACCTGGATGGGCCTATACAGGTTTCAACCTTGATTTCAAAACGTGATTTATTCAACGGAGTCAAGGGCCAGTTTTCCAGCGTGGATAAAGATTTTGTGCCTACGGATTTTCCGGCAATCACTAACTCGACTTACCTTGATGAAGATGGAGATGAGAGAATTTGGGCGGATATTGATCTGCCTTTCACTACCTCGTCTTCCATGGCACAAAGACTGGCTAAAATTCAACTGGAAAAGGTACGCCAGCAAATAAGTGTTGTGCTCTCTTGTAAATTAAAAGCCTTCAGGTATCAAGCCGGGGACACTATCAAAATCAATAATACGCGGTTTGGCTGGGTCGAAAAATTGTTTAGCATTGAAGACTGGAAGTTCGCCATAAGGCAGGGTGGCGGTGCTCCGCATTTAGGGATTGACTTGTTTTGCAGAGAAACCGCGCCGGAAGTTTACGATTGGAATTCGGGTGAAGAAACCAGAATTGATATTGCTCCAAACACTATTCTTCCTGATCCATTTACAGCATTGCCACCAACAGGCTTAGTTGTTATTGAAGAACTTTATACCACTACTGAAGGTGCCGGTGTCAAATCCAGAGTGCGGCTCACCTGGACGGCTTCTTTGGATGCGTTCGTCTTGGAATACGAAGTGCAGTTTAAACTTCTGACCGACCCCGAGTTTGAAGTCAAAGGCACAACAAGGGATATTAATTTCCTGTTGGAAGATTTAACTCCAGGCGTTTATGTTTTTAGGGTTTTCTCCATCAATACTTTGGAAGTAAAAAGCACCGATTTTGTCGAGCAGACCCTTGAAGTAGTGGGTTTGCTTGCACCTCCGGCAGCCTTGGAGAATATGACCATAAGTACGATTGGGGGATTGGCAATCATACGATGGGACCAGTCCCCCGACCTGGATGTCCGTGAAGGCGGTAGGATTGTATTTCGCCACAGTAACTTATTTAGTGGTGCCTCGTGGAGCACTTCTGTTTCAATAGGTGATGCCATCCCAGGAACCGAAACTGTGGTGGTTTTGCCGCTCACCCCCGGCACTTATCTAGCAAGAGCCATCGATGCTTCAAACATATCCGGTGCGGTGGTATCTGTCGAAACTACCCAGGCTACCGCTCTTGAATATACCAATGTCAACATCCTTTCCGAGCATCCACTTTTCCCAGGAGATAAAACTAACCTTGTTGTGGACGCGGGTAGTCTTAGTCTCGATGGAAGTTTAAATATAGATGACTGGCCGGATTTTGATGCTGTTGCTGATTTTGATTCCGAAGGTGGCATAGCACCTGAAGGCACCTATATTTTTGACGGGGCCTTTGACTTTGGTTCCGTAGTCAGAATACGCCTAACCGTATTGATCGAAGCCCTGATTGTCAATGTGTTGGATGATATTGACAGCCGTTTGAATAATATAGACGATTGGATTGACTTCGATGGCACCGATGCTGGAGATGCCGATGTGAAAGTTTTTGTCCGTCATACCAACGATGATCCCGGTGGCTCGCCCACCTTCTCTGAATATCAGCGTCTGGACTCGGCAGAATTCAATGCGCGGGCCTTTGAGTTCAAGGCCGAGTTTACAACCAATGACCCGTCCTATAATATAGAGGTGTCGCAATTAACAATCACAGCAGATGAGGTAGCCTGATGGAAAATATGGAGTTTAAAGTTGCAGTGTTAAAAGTACTAGCATCGTTCTTGTGTGGGCTTTCAACGACAGCAAACGAGAAAGTGTTAGGCCAATACAAGATACAGGCATTGAAGTACTTAGTAGACCATGGCGTTATTTCCCTTGATATGTCGAAAACACATCTGGAAGGATTGACCGAAAACGATAAGGCCGGAAGATACAGGCTCAATGAATCGCATCGTGTCAAAGCCGAAAAATTAAAAACTCATTTCCAAGTTGAAATCGCAAAAATTGAAAGGAATATTAGACGTGATAAAAATAGAAAAAGAAACGGATGATCTGGTTTTTAAAACAGCGGTAATAAAAAAACTTGCCACCTGTTTAAAGGGTGGTTCCTGGACGGCAAATGAAGAGAGGCTACAGTCCGAAGAAATCAAAGCCCTTAAATACTTGGTTGATTGCAGTGTGATTCATCTTGATATGCCGGATAAGATATTAGAGGGCATGACGAAGGATGACAAAGCCGGCAGATACAGGTTAAATAAACCGCATCGCACCGAAGCTGAAAAACTTCTTATCCAACTTGAAGCGGAGGCTAAAAAACTAAGACCTGAAGGAAGCCCTCCGTATATGGATGATTTTGGGAATATAGACGACCTCGATGATTTCGATGATGGCGTGTAGTGGTGTGGCACGTTCACACATTTGAAAATTTTAAATAAAGGAAAAATGAAATGCCGCAACATGATTACGACATAATCAACGCCCCAGGCGCAACCGTCAGGGCGGACATCAATAATGCCTTGTCAGCTATACTCAGCCAGAATAGCGGCCCGACAGAGCCTACAGAGACCGAGGCTTATATGATCTGGGTGGATACCACTACCAAAACCCATAAGCAGAGAAACAGCACGGATTCCGCCTGGATCATTCTGCACAAGATCGATTCCTTAATCGTTCACAAAGACGATATCGGTGCAAATATAGCCAGTGGTGCCACTGTTGATCTGGCAACGGCAACCGGTAAAACGATCACCGTTACCGGAAGCGTGGCGATCACCAGCTTTGGCACTGTTGACGCTGGATTTAATTTCACCATCGTCTTTTCCAGCAATCCGGTCATCACTCATAACGTTGTCAGCCAGATACTTCCGGGTGGGGCCAACATAACGGCCGCCGCCGGAGATGTGATGCAATTGGTTTCACTGGGCAGTGGCAACTGGCGGGTTACAAATTTTACGAGGGCGGA